GAATAAAAGCTGATATGGGGAGACGATAAAAGACAGCACCGTTTTCCATGATGGCATGGAAGAGGATAGCCCTTCCGGTAAGTGATGTGATACCGAAGATAATACAGTCTTCAACTTCGCCTTTATGCTTTTTAAGGTCATATAAATACTCCTTTTTTATTTGTGCGTATTGTACAGGAATATTAGCATTTAAGTAAGCCATAATTTATCATTTTATTGCGCCCCAATTCGGGCCAGATTCGTAATCTACTTTGTTAGGTACTTCTAATTCTACTGCAGATTCCATAATCTCTTTTATTTTATCTGCATTACCATCAACCGATATATCAAGTTCATCATGTACTTGTATATGCGGTATGATACCTTCTTTGTATAGATCAACCATAGCTTTTTTAGTCATATCAGCTGCTGATCCTTGTATAAGTTTATTTAGTGCTTTATAAGTGTAGGCACGTTTAATCATACCTGGTCCGTGTTCTCTTTCAGCTTCTTCTTTGGGTAAAGCTTTGTGTACACCAAACTGTCTAGGTTCCCATAAATTAAATCTACATCTACGTCCTAGTAAAGTTCTAATTCTACCTGAGTCTTGTGCTCGTTCCATTACACTGTATGTAAGTTGTTTTACAAAAGGAACCCTACTATGATATTTTTGAAACAATTCTTCAGCGTCAGCTTTATCTAAACCAAGTTCTGCTTGTAATTTATTTTTACCCATACCATAAAACAAACCAAGGTTAATAGTTTTAGCTTGCGATCTTGGTATGTTAGCCATCTCTGCTACAATCTTATGAAAGTCTGCATCGTGTTGAAGATAAGCTTCCAATACATCTTCTAAACCGTCTGCTGTTATATTTTTAGAATTTTTATCCATAGATGCGTAGTGTGTAACAAGTCTTGGTTCCTGTTGTGAGTAGTCAAAACAACCCCACGTGCATCCTTCTTCGGGAATAAACAAACTCCTGATCCGTGGTCCGAGTTCCTTGTTTCGTGCAGGAATCTGCTGTAAGTTTGGATTGTTGTAACTGAACCTACCGGTTACTGTACCACCTTGATCGGATCTAATTTGATTGATCTCTGCATGGATACGACCTTTGTGTGAATGTTTTAATATTGTATCTATAAAAGTTGTATGTGATTTATTAATTTCACGTGCATGTGCAATCTGTTGAACAACAGGGTTAGGATGATTCTGTAAAAAATTTTTAGTAAAACTAGGTGCTCCTGTTTTTGCTGTTACCGGATAGTCTAATTTTTTATTTTTAAATATTTGTTCTATTGATCTTGCTGCCCATATTTGAACATCTATTCCTGTTTCTTTTTTTATAGATAATAAATAACGTTGTTCTTCTTTTACTAATTCTTGTTTTAATTTGTGTGCAGCTTCTACATCTACACGTACTCCTAAAAATCTCATGTCAACAAGGCACGGAAATAATTCTGTTTCAAGATCAAAGATAGATTGTACGTCTTCATTCTCCATTTGTCTTTTCATCTCTTGCCATAATTTTAGGGTCACAACGGCATCTTGCTCTGCATATTCTCCAACATACATTGCAGGCAACTTGTACATCTCTGCTTTGTGATCTATGCCCCAATGCGCTGCAGTTTCTTTTAATACAGCCTCGCTCTTGCCTATTCCTACATAATCACGACCCAGACTACCTAAATCATATCTAAAGCGATTCTCGTCCACGAGAGAGCCAGCAATCATGGTATCTACTATCTTACCCTCTATTTTAAGGCCCATAGACCTAATCCAACATACATCGTACATTGCATTGTGAAATATCTTAATTGCAGGTGTTTTTAGTACATCTGTAAACCAGTTTAGAACCATTCTAATGTCCATATTACCACCACCTTCATGAGCAATAGGATAATATCCAGACCAACCTTCTACAGCAACCGCTATACCTACAACTTTACCATTACCTACTATAGATCCAGACCCTGTAGATTTTAAATCTGGGTCCTTGGTCTCTAAGTCAATTGAAATCTCATCATACTTTGATAAGTCAGGAAAAGATTCTGGTGGTAGCCACTCAGTTTGAGGTTTAAATACAGTTTTCATTTTTTAGTATCTTTCATTTTTTTGATTTCTAAATCACAGTAGTGCTTTATCTTCTCAAGATCCTCTATCTTATTTTTATGTAAATATCTACAAACATATTTAATAACATTGCCTTGAAAGAAAGAGAGATCATTCTTTGAGATAAATTCATAAGGTTGTATCTTAAATTTTTTATAATGTGATCCTCCTATTTGTTTGTCTTGTGGGAATGATTCATCCCAATCATTTTTATGCGTCATAGTTCATATCCTCCTCGTTTAGCGTATATTATATGTAATGATTCTTTTGCTCTTGTTGCTCCAACATACATAAGTCTATGCTCATCAGTTGGATCTTTTTCGTACGCATCTAAAGATGCTCTTGTTAAATCCATAGGAAGTATTACGTTCTGACGTTCGTTTCCTTTTACACCATGTATGGTAGCTAATTTTATTCTTGCGCCTTTTTTTAAATCTTCACCCTTACCTAAAAGATCTTCTATTTTTTTAGTTTCTACTTGACCCATTCTTGAAAAAGCTTGTTGCCAAGGAGCCTCTGTATTTAATCCAAAATTATTTTTTAAAGAATCTATGTCATACATTTTATTAGGGACCATTGCTTTGAATAATTTATTAGTCCATTGTTTATTTAACATTTTCTTTTTTATATTATGGCACTCATCATATGACAAAGGCACTCCTTTTTTTAATTTATTTTCATATAAATCAATTGCTTCAAACTTATCTGTCAAAGGATTATGTTTTTTTATTCTCTCATAAAAAATATTATTATCTTGAAAGTGTTGTTCAAACTCATCAAGTTTAAATCTATCTCTACCAAGAACCAACCACTCTCCTTCTGATAGATCTATTTGATCTATTGCATCATGGTATTTTACAACTCCTCTTTCTTTTGTTGGATACCAAATTTTTTCTATTCTTCTTGTTGGATGTATCTTTCCTATAATTTTATTTGCAAAGTTAAATATGTTTATAGGTACACGGTAAGATTTATCTAAGACTTCTTTAGTACCTTTTAAATTTAAAAAACTTTCTACGTCAGCACCTCTCCACTTATAAATACACTGGTCATCATCCCCTGCAACATATAACATGTCAGAATTATTTTTAATTCCTTCAACAACCTTCCATTGCATTTTAGATAGATCTTGTGCTTCATCCACAAAAGCAACTTTTAATTTAGGAAACTTATCTGAATCAACCAGTTCATTTATCATATCTGTAAAATCAATCATGCCTGGTCTATCTCTTTTAAAATTATTTATAGCGCTTTCAAATCTTAATAAATCTTTTTTATCTATATCTTCACTGTGTTCTGCAAGATTATATTGTTCTGTAACAGATATGTTTTTTGATCTAGCTAATTCTATTAAGGAAAGGTGTGTACTATCAGAGTTAAATATACCACCCTCATCTTCATTCCAAGATGCATATTTTAATTCAATCCCACACTTCCTACCTATTTCAGTATAGTGTTCACTCTTCATTACTTTTTGTTTGTCATACTGTAATTGTTTAAAACCAAGAGAGTGTAGTGTTCTAAAATAAGGAAGATCTTCATACCCTAACTTAAATTGTTTAAACATTCTTTTCTGTGCTTCTTCTGCAGCATTCTTACTAAATGTAAAATAACCAATTTTTGCAGGGTCAACCCCATCTTTTATATATTCTTCTACCTTCTGTATCAGTTTGTGTGTCTTACCGGTTCCTGGTGGTCCAAAAATTATATGTGTCATTAGTAATTATGTGTCTTTGCGAAACTTTTTTCCTTATAGTTATCTTCCTTCTTATCAAACTGAGGTACAACAAAAACAGATATCTTTGCTTTCGTAACTCTTTTAGTAAAACATTTTAAATTATCTCTAAGCATTTGAGAGGTTCTTTGATATGGAACTTTCCAATGATTTCTTAGTAAAAATTTATTATAAAAATTATCAAATACAAAGTAATGAAAACCTTCATCAGTAAAAGTACCACCCGTTTTTATTTCATCTATCTTATCTTTTTGTATTCTATTTAAACAATAGTCTTCTAGGTAATTACCTAATAGATCTTTAGTGCTAGTTCCTTCTGCAGGTTCCGTAACTTCTGCATTTTTCAATAGTATGTTTGTAAGTTTTTTCCATTCATTAGTTTTTAAGGTAGGTGGATTGTTTCTTAATTGTTTTACACACTCTTCTTGAAACAAACTTTGGTTAGTTATGTGTTTTGCTGAATCTAAATACAATCTATCTCCATCAACATTCATATAGTAGTATGGTTCTTCTAGGTTAACTACTTGCAAATCTGTTAGACTTGGAAATATTACTTCTAATCCTATACCAAATTTTCTAGACTTACATAATTTTTTATCACAAAGACTACACATGGGTTGATCATTACACTTATATCCCCATTCTTTTTTGTCGTGTTGCTTTGTAATTATACTTACTTCTGTATCTGACAAGGGTTGTTCCATTGCAGTCTCATTAAATACTATTACTTTTGATTTCCAATTTTCTGGCCATTTTTGTTTTGCATACACACCATAGTGAAATAGTGCATTGTTTCTACCCCCCTCACCTATTTTATTTTGTGCCATAAGTTCTATACATGGTGGTCCATCAGAGAATGGAGTCTCTGGTCTTTCTATTTTTATTTTACTTATGTCTTGTTGTTTATATCTTTCATGAAGTTCAAAAAAAGCATCTATACTAGCAGCTTCACCGTTCTCCATAAAGGCATATCTTGTTGTCTGACCACAATTAAAGTATGGTAAATTTAAAAAGTTTCCTGTATCATCTTTTGATTTTAATTCTCTTTGTTTAGGAAATACTTCTGATCCACCATAACCTAGTACAGATCTAATCTCATTAAGTTTATCTTGCATCAAACTTGCTGATACATAATCTTCTGTAAATAAGAATACATGAGCACCACCAGACTTTGATCTACATACAATCAAAGGTAATTTAAATTGTGCTATTTTATTTATTAATTTTTTGTGATCAAACTCTGCATAAGAGTCTATATCAATACAACCCCATTTACATTTGTTATCATCATTAATAGGTATTACACCTAAACTTTCTAAACCATCTAAATGTTTTTGCCATAGGTCATCGGTTACTGTTTCTCGTTTAACAAATGATTTACCTTTTACCTTATTACCATCACCATTAGATTCACCTACTACAGTGACACCATGTGCACGGTCTAATCCATCAAATATATTTTTAAATCTTTCTATCATACAAAATAAAAGTGGGCGTTTCCACTCTCGCTTAAACGCCCACTACCTAG